CGGATCTTTAGATTTTTCAGACCAATCAAAATTGCAAGATGTGGAGAAAAAAATAAAGGCTTTGATATCTCAGATAAGTAGTGCGGCGCTAAGAACTCATTATTTCGACAAGTGTGCAATTGCCTTGGCGCAAAATCGCCAGAATGTGGCAGCACAAATACTTAAAAACTTTTTATCTGGGACAAAGTTACAAAGCAAAAGCAGTGTATGGCATAAACCTGAAAAAGGATGGACCAGGCAGGAAGCGGAAAAGAAATTGCTCAGGCTTTACATTCACCATAATGATTTAAGGCAGCTACTTAGGCCTATGATGGAGTTTTTAATAGTCCCTGACATGATATGGCTATGGAACCGCATCCTAGAACTTGAGTCTCATTATACTATTGGGTTTACCAAAGAATCATTGATGGCAATTTTAGCAGTAGCAGAGCCTATCTATATGCAAAAACTTCGTCCGATAACTGTGCCAACTATTTCAATTAGTTCATCATTATCTGTAGTGATGCATATAGAAGATGTCATGTTTAGCCAATCTGCTTTGAACGCTTAAGGCATCCTACCTCGGATCTTAAATTTTTCATGTCAAGTATAGAATGGCTGTCTTTTTTGATACTTTCATACATTTTCTTTCAAGAGGAAATCGAAATAGGCTTGTCAATTTTAGTCCTGCGCTTGTTTGTTCTTTGTGCTAATACATACCTTTTGATTCGTTCGTATCTAATTTATCGTAAGCTAAAGAAAGGGATTGAAGCTGACGGGCTTCAGGTTCCTCCGTTTAAGTTCACCTCAATTGACAAGTAACTCCAATGTTCTCTGCTAACAAGGTTGAATTCACTCCAAGTGCCCCAAAAAGAACCCGTATTGGATCAGGGAGACTTGTCCGTCACGCAAAACCTCAAGGTAGGACTAACAGAAGCTCGCCTAAAAAGCCATACAGAGGCCAGGGGCGGAGATGAATGCTTACGTTCTTCCAACAAATATTATCTACGAAACTTGGCTACGTTTAGAAGAAAACGATTTAGCCTCCGCAGCTTTCTTCCTTTGGTCGTTTCATAACGACCAGCCTAAAGACTGGACTGAAGTTAAAGTTTTTCTATTGAAAGAGTCCAACGGACATAAGGAACTTTTTTTAATGGCAAACTTACTAGGAATTGCAGAGAAAGATGACCTATCGGCCTCTTATCACCTAGTTCCTGGTCTTTCCTCCTTACATAAACGTATTCAAACGGCAAATCAAGATGACGAACCTTAAGTTTGTAACAGCTTTGGTCAAAAGATTGTTAGTCAATCAGAAAGAAAAGGATAAAGATAGCTGGGACAAGATTTGCATGAGGGATCCGAGAAATCCAGGCTGTAAGGTGTACGACGTTTAGATAATATGATGCCATTGCCGGTAGACTGATCTTACGAATACCGGACGGAATGGCTGAATTCAAAAACACAGCGCCTAGCGCAGAAGCTGTCTTTTACCGCACTTATAGCAGAAGAAAAACTGATGGCACCAGAGAAAACTTCGTCGAGGCGATGACTCGATGTGTCAAAGCAATTGCGAAGACTGGGAGCTTTACTGATGAGCAATATTCTTTTGTTCTAGAGCAGGCCCTTGGGCAGCATTGTTTCCCTTCAGGCAGATCTTTTTGGGTCGCTGGTACTGAATGGGCCGAACAGCAAGACAACTTTAGTGGTTGGTACAACTGCACTAGCACTAGGGTCGTTGACGTTGAAGCTTTTGAATTAATCATGGAACTTGCCATGATGGGTTCAGGAACTGGAGCGATGCTTGAAGAGAAATTTATCGAGAACCTTCCAGAGGTTTCTAGGAAAATCAACATTATCCTCACTACAGACATTGGATATTTGCCAGCGTCAGAAAGAAGTGATGAGACTGTATTGATTCACCCTGAAGATTCAGCAGACGGAGAATTTGTGCTTTCAGTCGGAGACAGCCGGCAAGGCTGGGTCAAGGCTTATAGCAATCTGATTTCGCTGGCGACAGATGGAGACTCTGAAGAAGCAACTGTAGTCGTTGACTTGGGTAACGTCCGTCCTGCAGGCGAGCCGTTGAAAGGCTTTGGAGGCGTATCTAATCCAGTCAAATTGGCCGATATGTTCGTCAAAGTTGCTAATATTTTGAACAATGCTATTGGTCGCAAGCTTACAGCCCTTGAATGTTCTCTTGTCATTGATGAGGCAGCAGCATGTGTAGTCGCTGGCAACATTCGTAGAAGCGCAGGGATGCGTCAATTCGGCTGCGATGACGACGAAGCTATTAATTCAAAAGCTGGTTTATACACTCAGGACGCAGATGGTAATTGGAAAGTAGATTCCACAAAAGAAGCTCTCCGAATGGCCAATCACACCTCTTGCTACCACTATAAGCCGAGCTTGGAGGAAGTGACTGCATCTGTGACTAAGCAGTTCTATAGCGGAGAAGGCGCCATTCAATACGTCCCAGAGGCTTTGTTTAGAGCCAATATAGATCTTCTTGAAACTGACGCAGAAAGAAAAAAATTCTTGCAAATCTATAACGTTAACAAAGAGCTTGCTATTGTTGAGTTAATTTTTATCAGCGATAAAAAAGGCAAAAGGATAACAGAGAAGGAAGCTCGACATAGGATTAGTCGCTACGGCCTAAATCCATGCGGCGAAATCATAGGGGCTGATTTCCATTGCAACCTTGCTGAGATTCATCTGAATACAATTAATCCTGAGGACATGCGAGCTCAAGAAGCTGCTTTTAGAGCAGGGGCTTTGCAGGTAGGTGCTTTATTGCATCACGAATTCAAGGACGAGCGCTATAGATATAGCCGTGAGGTAGATCCTATCGTAGGCGTTTCGTTTACTGGTTTGTTTGATTTCTTCGTACATGCGTTTGGGAGCGACTGGCTTGAATGGATGATGGGGGGTCGTCCTGGTACGTCTATTGGTAGACGATTCATGAGAACAGAAAAATGGTATTTAAGTCATTGGAAGAACATAGTTAGGGAGACTCTGACTGAGTACTGTGAAGACCATGGTCTAAAGGTTCCTAACCGAATGACCACTGTTCAGCCTGCTGGAACAAAAAGCCTTCTGACTGGCGCTGCACCTGGCTGGCACCCTCCCAAGGCTCAGCGCTTCATTCGTCGGATCACTTTTGGAGTTGACGATCCATTAGTACAGGCATTGAGCGAATGGGGGTACTCAGTAATTCCTGCTCAGTCAGCCAAAGACGAGAATGGGGTTCTGCTAGATGATATAACCGATCCTCGAGTACAAGAGGTTCTTGTAGAAATTCCTACAGAAGTGTCCTGGGCCAATCTTCCAGGTTGCGACAAATATGATTTGAACAAGTTACCAGTCAAATCTCAGTGGGGCCTTTATATGATGGTTCAAAGAAATTACACTGAGCATAATACCTCCGCTACTCTTGAATACAGAGAGGAGGAAATTGAAACTTTGTCTGGGTTGATTCATTCGTCAATCGAAAAAGACACTGGCTACATTTCGGCAGCATTGCTAGCTCGATTTGATGCCAACGCAACTTTCCCTCGACTGCCGTTCGAACCAATTGACAAAGAAACTTACACGAAAATGAATAAGCAGGTAGTTGCTTACAGAGAAGCGGCTACAGCAATCCATCAAGCTAAAGACTCGGATTTCCTCTCAGTACTTGGAAGGTACGACGATGCGACTTTTGAGTTGAAAGGAGCTTCTGGATGCGACAGCGACAAATGTTTGTCTAGCGCAGACAAAGATCAGGACCAAATCGGACAGCAAATTTAATCATGTCATCCTTAGTCGACTTTCAAATTAGAGACTTGTCACGCAATCTGGGCATGGTAGAGCCTTTCGAAAGCGAGCAGATTTGCCCCGCTAGTTACGATGTCAGGCTGGGGAACATGTTTAAGCGAGAGGGTCGCATTTGCGGCCCTGACCCAAAAAGGTGGACAGACTGCCATTTAGAGAAAGATGAAGAGTTTGAGCTTTATCCTGGGCACTTTGTCTTAGCACATACTCTCGAGTATGTTCGACTACCAAACGACATTGAAGCTCAATTTCAGTTAAAAAGCAGTAGAGCTAGGGAGGGCATTCAACATCTATTCGCAGGTTTTCTTGATCCGGGATTCCACGGTCAAGTTACGTTAGAACTGAAGAATGTTACGATGAGACATACTGTTATTTTAAAGCCTGGTATGCTAATAGGTCAATTAAGGTTTGCACAATTAAGTGAAAAACCTATGCGCCCGTACTCTCTTACAGGGCGTTACATGAATGACTTAGGTGCGGTAGAAAGCAAAGGCTAGGCAGACTAATCAGAGTCGCGAGATGCGATCAATCTTTTTTGCCGAGAAGGCCCACTACTGAGACAGTAAATGCACGGAGTCCCTCACCCCATTAATGATCCAGCCCTGGCTTCTTATCACAGGCCGGAACTGGTCAGGCAATTGCCAGCTTTAGAAATTGCTTCTGATTGCTGGTATATGCTAGATGGTACTTACTCAGGATCAAGCCCTGATGGTAAGACTGTCAAAGGTAAGTATTTGCATAAAGAGCCCGCAGAGCCGGGCGTTGCATATAATGAACGACTCCATCGATCAACATATGCTCCGATTTACCGCGACAGCATTAGAGCTTACGCTGGCTTGTTGAATAGGTTTCAGTTAATAGATTCGCCTCCTTCTTTAGAACTAGCCGAAAAGAATGTTGATTTGCATGGCGAGAGCATTCAAAGCTTTTGGGGTCGATGCGACGAAAGAGTATTGAGAGATGGTGGGGTCTTTGTCATGGTTGACATGACTAAATCTATTCAATCAAATAATTTTCTTGATGAACTGGAAAGTGGAGTACGCCCATATCTAATGATGATTGATCGAACAGACGTAATCAACTGGTCAGTCACTCATGAAAATGGCAAAGAGAAAATTGTCCATGCGACTATTCGGCAGATCAGGCAAGTACCTTCCTCTAGTGGCTTTGGCGTTGATATTGAACCTGTATATCATGTCCTTAGACCCGGTCGCGTTGAAACTTATGCATTGCGAAAGGTTGACGGGGGATGGACGCAAGAGAAGATCGAAGAAGCTGTCACCTCCCTACCAATTGTGCCATTAGTTTGGTATGGAGCCGCCGCGTCTCGTTTCGCCCAAAGCGAACAGCCATTACTTGGGCTGGCTGAGTTGTCTATCCAGCATTTTCAGATGCGCTCTGATTTGCAAGAACTGCTTCATAAATGTGCGATGCCAGTACCCGTCAGGACGGGAGCAAAAACAGGCCCTGATGGCCAACCTGTCCCTCTCGTCCTAGGGCCTAACACAGCGGTTGATTTAGATTCAGAAGGAGGCAAGTTTGAGTTTGCGGAACCTTCCGGCAAAAGTCTTGAGCGTCATCAAGACGAAATCAAGCATGTTGAAGAGCTAATGGACAGGAGCGGTCTTAACTTTTTATATGGAGCAAATATTAAAACTGCGACTGAAGCATCCTTAAGGGCCAGTCAAATAGCTTCGCAAGTAACAGCGTTAGTCAGAAATAAAACGTCTGCTTTTGATACTGTGATGAAATTATGGGCGGCTTATAGTGGAGAACTGTCTTCTCTTACCCCAGAATCTGGCATTTCGATAAATGACAGTCTTATCAACAGACCTCTTGGAGCATCCGAGATAGCTCAAATGGTTAATCTGTTCAGTCAAGGATTGATCTCGAAAAGAACAGTATTAGACGAACTGCAGAGAGGTGGAGCCCTCGACCCTGACTTGAAAGTTGACGAAGAAATAAAGAGAACAGAAGACGACAGGAAACAAGAGATGGAGGTTTCTTTGAAAGAGGAGCAGAAGATGACTGAATTGCGGAGTGAATCCACACCTGGAAAGGAGGAAAACCAGTCTGAAGACAAAGAAAAGGAAGGGAAAACTAATTCAGACACTCAGACACCTGAAAAAGTACAAGCCTCAGCCCAAAGGTCACAGTAAACTAAACTAACAACATCTTAAATTATGGAAGTTGCAAGATTTGAATTTAAGAAAGAAGCCGCAGAGTTTTTTGCTTGGGGGGAGGAACAATGCATAGTCGAGATGGCTTTCCCTAATATTATTGACTTGATCGAATATGTCAAAGAGTTTGAGGAGTTAGTCGAAAACGTTTCAGTTTTGACGGAAGGCAAGGTAATCAGCATCAAGGAGTTCACCAATTAATGCACCCATTGCGGCCTGGGAGACGCATAAAGTCACAAGGTGGATATTTTAGTTATCAAATAATTGGAGCTTGCTGCAGGCTTTACGACAGGGAAGATTTGCCTTGGCCCTCATGCTCTTTGCAGTGGCGTGGGAAGCAGCCTAGTTGGAACCGCATAGGAAAACGGTTGATAGCCGATATTGCCGCATCCAAATGTCCGAGCTACTATGCCAAGTGTACAGACATGCAGGATTATTCCTGGGAGCAGGTTTTGACTTTTTACGACCAAAGGCTTCACAGAGAAGCACAGAAGTGGTGGTACAGCAAAGTACCTGCTAGCATGACCTACCCTGAGCTCACTTGCGACTGGATTCTTGGATAGGCTTTTTTGGGAAAAAACTCTCAAACGATTAAATCTTGAGAGTCCAGGCAGAGCAGAGGCTGTCAAGGCAACCATGCAAAAGGTAGAAGAAAAGAAAAAGACAAAGGAAAAAATAAGAAAAGCCAAGTGATCCTACCAACAACTTCTATTTATTTCAGATTATGCAACGCAAAACTCAAGATCTTGAAAAAACCAAAAAGGTGCTGGCAGATCTTCCAGGCTTTGAAAGCCTCAAAGCTTTAAGACTACTCAGGGCGACTAGCCCTAAAAGATACTGGACTTATATATTGATGACTAGTGTTGGCTTTGCCGGACTCGTCAGCACTGCTGCTCTTATTGTTTCATCTTTAACAGGCTGGCCTTTTGGAATGGTTGTTGCACTTTTGATCATTCTGCGTTATATTTTTACTTGAACGGGGGCATGTAGCATAATGGAGAATGCAACCGCCTTCTAAGCGGTCGAGTGGGGGTTCGAGTCCCTCCATGCCTGTTCGCTCCCTTAGCAATCTGGTGAATGCAGCGAACTCATAATTCGCCTAAGGAGAGTTCGATCCTCTCAGGGAGCACCTTGCGAGTATGGCGGAATCGGTAGACGCTCCAGACTTAAAATCTGTCGGCACGTAAGTGCTGTGGGGGTTCAAGTCCCCCTACTCGCATAAACATAATCTCGATAAACTTTATTAGCTTGTCTGGTAAAGTGGAGCAAATACCTTTTAAGCAGTGTACTTGTTGCAATAAAGAGTTGCCAACTACTGCAGAGTACTTTCATCAAGACGTAAGAACAAAAAATGGATACCATTCATGGTGCAAGGTCTGTCGCAATGAAGCAGAAAAGTCTTTTAGTAGAATGACAAGTAAAGACCGTTGGTGGAGTAGCCAGAAGAAGCGAAAGAAGTATCAGCAACAAAAAAAGGCAGACAATCCAAGATACCGGTTTGATCTTACAACAATGCCATACACCCCAAAGAAATGTCCTGTTTTTGGGCAGGAGTTGATTTACAGTGCGTACCCTAACTCTTGCTTTGGTGCGTCGATTGATAGAATCGATAGTTCAAAATCATATATCGATGATAATGTAATGGTTCTTAGTCTTAGAGCTAATCTTCTTAAGAATGATGCCACTTTTCAGGAGTTAGTGTTAATGGGACGTTGGGCACAATGCATGATAGACTCAGGATATAATTAATTTTTTTTTTATGAAATGTCCGAAATGCAAGAACGTTACTAACCTTAGAGGATCAGAATCTGTAGGCTCAACAATCAGGAGAATGAGAGTTTGCCCTAAATGTGGACATAGATTTCTAACATACGAGGTGACCCAAGAAGATATGATTGAGAACGGGCTGATAGATTCTTAGAAGCCAAGTATACTAAGTAAAGCTCTTGCTTTTCTTTTGGAAGTCATATTTTCCGAGACTGAACGACGTGCTGTTTTAGATGAGGCAGAAAGGCGTCAGAATTATAATCTTGAGCGAAATATTAAGGGCCGAAACGGAGGGGCTGAAAGAGGAGATATAGCATTGATGCACCATAAATTAGGATGTGCAGGAGAAATGGCCGTCGCTAAATATTTAGGCTTGAAAAATTTTCTGTTTACAGAACTGTCCCCGAAGAAAGGCTCTTGCGATTTGCCCTTCAATATTGATGTAAAAACACGTAGAAGAAGTTGGCACAATCTAATTGTTCAAAAAGATGATATAAAATCTAAAAATTTCTGGTTAGTAACAATAGAAGATAAGCACATCAACCTTGAAGGATGGATATATGGGCACGAAGCATTCAAGGATGAATATATCAATGACCCTGTTGGCGGTCGCTCTGCCTACTTTGTGCCCAAACACAGATTAAGGGCTCCAGAGCTATTTTATCAGCATTTCGAACCATTGGATTCTGATTCCATGTGATAGGATAATATGGTATTAATCACAAGAGGCAAACCTCATGCGTTCAAACAGACGCTACTCTCAATATGGAGTAGACGAACTAAAGCGATACATTGCTGGCACTAATAATTGCAGAAAGGTTGATCAGCCTTATAGCGTAAGGGCTAACTCTACCTTTGACCATTCAGGCGAGGTTGAATATATAACTATAGGCGTTCATGGTAGTCCAGTCATGCAGGTTGACTTAGACGTTAAGACTAGACATCCATTGAGCATCATGGTTTTCTCTGGCTTCTATTACGACAATAATGGCAACCCTTCTTTGAAGACAACTGAAATCTTGAACAGTTTGCTTGATTTCTTGGGAGATGAACAAATCATTCCTCAGGATGTCAGAGTAATTAAACGAGACGAATATGGCAAAATTTTATTCTATTTGTCTCATAAAAACTCTGACAACCTAATCGTTTTAAATAAAGACTACTGCAATATGATTCATATTCGACCTGACAAAGACAATCTAAATATCATTAATTCAGATCTTACTAGTAGTGAAAATATCAAGAGCCTGCGCCGTATGCTTTATCAGGAAACCTAGTGTAGCTTCATTAAATAAATGGCTGAGAAACCCGGTCTTTATAGTAACATCAGAAAGAAAAAAGCACGCATTGAAAGGCAGAAAAAGTCTGGTAGCAAAGTAGAAAAGATGAGAAAACCAGGATCTAAAGGCGCACCAACTGCGTCTGCCTTCAAGCGTTCAGCGAAAACGGCTAAAAAAAGAAAATAGTAATCATGGCTGAAAAGAAAGATCCTAGACTTAAAAGAGCGGGTGTTTCAGGCTTTAATAAACCTAAAAGGACTCCAAGTCATCCTAAAAAATCACATGTTGTGGTTGCAAAAGAAGGCAGCAAAGTCAAAACGATTCGTTTTGGAGAACAAGGTGCTAAGACCGCGGGCAAGCCTAAAGCAGGGGAGTCGGCTACAATGAAGAAGAAACGTGCCAGTTTTAAAGCTCGGCATGCAAAGAACATCAGAAAAGGTAAGATGTCAGCAGCTTATTGGGCCGATCGATCTAAATGGTAGAAGAATTACAGGAATCCTTAGAGGCCTTGTTTCATGGAAAGAGTAATGTCCCGGCCGCAGCAAAGCATTGCGGATTAACTGTTCCAGGTATGATGGCATGTTTCTCTGATTATGCTAAAAAAACATCTCCAGACGACTGGAAAGTGGAAATTGAATTAAGTTGGCCTTACTGCTGATTATGAATTATCAAATTAGAGACAGGATTGCTCGCAAGACCTGGGCAATTTGGCAACAAGCCCAAAACACTTCAGTAGAGAGAGGAGCTTGCCCTCCTGAATTTTACGAGATGGCACAAATCGCAATAGAAGAAACTAAAAAAGAATTTGATGAAATCATTAATAATTTGATCAAATACCGTTTAGAGAAAACCCTTAACCAGTAACAGCTTTTTAGTAAAAGTACCTATCAACTTAATTAAACTTCTTGCAAACGTTAATATTTCATGAAATCCAGATCTTAAGCTTGTAAAGTCAGTTTTCTGGACTATTGTGACACTGTTGATCAAAATGATCACTCATGGCTTCAACTACTTTTTTTAACAATCATGGTGAAGACAAAAAGATTTGTCCTGCAGTGCGAGAAGGGTTTTCTTTCCGAAGACGGCTTCGTCGAAGACGCACTCAATGCTCTCCAGTCGGTAACAAGAGACAAAATGATTCAAATACACAAAGACCTAGTCACTTATAAGTCACATGATAAAAAATTCAAAAATGTTATCTTTTTTATTACACAGATTGATGTCGACTTCCCTTCATCCAAAAGCAAAAATGATACTTCCCGGATCTACTGAGGCCATAATCAGAGGATGTAGCTGCCCTGTAGGCCTGAATAATCCTGGGAAAGGAGTTTACAATGTGCCTTCGAAGCAAACGTCATTGGCGTTTATTCATTTAAATTGCCCCGTTCATGGGATTCAACAAATAAAACAGACCTGTAAGGTTTACAACTTTGACGAGAGCTCAATCATTAAGACAAAAGTTAGTTAAACTAACTATATTAGGTCTTCGTTTATGGGAACCGTATATGATTTCTATAGCGAAGACCCTAAAGGCTTTTACAAAGGTTTTGAAGCATTTTGCCTTTTATTTAAATCTTTTTCAGAAGAGTGGCTCGCCAAGAACCCTGAAGAAAATGGACAGAAAGCAGGTTTTTATTTTGCTGCAGCCCTTGTTGACAGCTATTTAGGTGAAATTGCAACTAATGCCAAGGAAATGGAAGAAGGCAAAAAGCAAACTGAAGAACAAAAGCTACAGCTTGAGCAGTTTAAAATAGACCTTGAAAAAACGTTTGAAATTTAATTAATCTTGACTCTAATAATTTTTTTTCTTGGCTGAATTTTTATGTCTTTGTTAACAGTACTTGTGGGATAAAAGCTGGGAAGTTTAAAATCACAACTCGATTTGATTGCAATTTGCTTTTGATTGTTCATTGTTTTTGCTGATTGTTTTAGTTTGAATTTAATTATTTTAATTAAAACAATGGAACCATGAGGTAGTCATTAATGAGGGACTCCTGAATGGTAAACGCTCTTCTGTGTAGCTGTCAACACATCCATCTTGTTTGAGTAGAAATACAC